ATAAAAATAAATATGGTAGTAATGAAACATAAAAGCGGTAGACCATCGAAATATAATGAAAATGTTTTATTTTTGATAGAAGAATATCTAAAAACTTGCGGTAAAGAACAGATGGAATTACCGACAATAGAGGGATTGGCGATATATCTAGGAGTGAATACTGATACCATTGTTGAATGGGGAAAGAAGCACAAAAAGTTTTCCGCCACAGTAAAGAAACTTGTTGAAAGGCAGAAAAATCAGTTAATGAATGACGGACTCTATGGCGGTAAAGAAGTAAACCAAGCGATGGCAATATTTCTTTTAAAGGTTAATCATGGAATGATCGAAACTTCACACACAGACATAACAACAGCAGGGAAACCCCTTCCGCAACCTTTAATAGATGTTCGTAAAAACAACAGCAACAGAGAAACTGCTGGAACTGACAAAAAGGATTAGAGGTGTAGCAGGTGGAACTTCAGCAAGTAAGACAATTTCAATCCTTATGCTTCTTATTGGTGAAGCCCAATGCTACCCAAACAAGATAATTTCAGTAGTAAGCGAATCCATGCCACATCTTAGGAAAGGTGCTATGCGTGACTTCATAAACATCATGCAGACACAGGGTTACTTTCAAGACAACCTCTGGAACAGGACTGATTCTATTTATAAGTTTGAAACTGGTTCAATAATGGAATTTTTCGGGGTAGAAAGCTGGGAAAAGGTCAAAGGTGCTAGAAGGGATATACTATTTATCAATGAAGCAAACCATATCGACTTTAACTCCTATAACCAGATGGAAGTAAGAACCAAAGAGGTAGTATGGCTGGACTGGAATCCAGAGAACGAGTTTTGGTGGTATACCGATATACTAGGGAAGATGGATGTCGACTTCATTACTTTAACCTATATAGATAACGAGGCACTGGATGAACGGATAGTACAGTCTATAGAGTCAAGAAGGGGTAACTATAACTGGTGGAAGGTGTACGGTCTTGGTGAACTAGGTGAGGTAGAGTCAAGGATTTATAAGGACTGGACAACAATTGATAGCATACCCCATGAGGCAAACCTTAGAAGGTATGGTCTGGACTTTGGCTATACCAATGACCCGACAGCAATAGTTGGCATCTATTACTATAATGGGGGATACATACTCGATGAGGTCTGCTACAAGTCAGGGATGACCAATCTTGATATAGGTGACTTACTTATAAACCTTCCAAGTGCTTTAGTTATAGGGGATAGTGCAGAACCCAAGTCCATTGATGAGATCAAACACAAAGGGGTTAATATAATCGGGGCTAGTAAGGGGAAGGATAGCGTTCTTCATGGTATACAGAACATCCAACAGCAAAGGATAAGCGTTACTACCAATAGCACCAACCTGTTGAAGGAATACCGCAACTATCTATGGATGACCGATAAGGAAGGCAAGATAATCAATGAACCTCAGGAGTTTCTCAATCACTGCATGGATGCGACACGATACGGGATGGATACCCTAAGAAGTCTAGAACCCATTACCCAGCCACTTGATATAGGCGGAGTATTGCCTTATATAGTAGGTGTAGGATAATAGTTGCACAAACATAATTCCATTGTTTAATCTATTAGTATGGACTTAATCGAACTGACAGACCCAGAGTTGACATTACTTCTTAACAACAAGGAAAGCGGTTTCAACTATCGTGAACGAAGGGATGACCAATTCAAGGAGAATTACGAACTATACAGGGATAAGGTGACTATCAATAGACTGATACAGAGGCAGTCAGTCAATCTACCCCTGATGAAAACAACCCTCAGGACTTCTCTAAAGGATGTAGACGATATGCCAGTTATTGTCTTTGAGAATCTCGACAATGACAAACAAGCGGAAGTGTTCCAGAACGAGTATTGGAAGCTGGTACTAGAAGAAAACAATGCCGAGATACAAGACATTGTGGACAAGAAACAGGACTTCTTCTTTGGTAGGACATTTGACCAGTGGCAGATAATAGACGGAAAAATAGTCTTCAATGTAATAGACCCACAGGATATGCTGGTTGATAGGTACATGAATCCCTATGATATAGATTCCTCTAGGTTTATCATCCAGACCCATATCTTTGTACCCCTAAGTGTTCTTGAAAGGGATAAATCATACAATAAGGAAGCGGTCAAGTATCTGAGAAACTACTTCAAGACCAAGGAAGGGTTGATTGCTTCAGAGGAGAACAAGGAGATGCTTCTTAAAAAGAACGAGATCATGGCTGATATGGGTGTATCCGATACAAGCGACCCAGTATTGGGTGAAACCTATGTTGAGTTGACCATGCATTTCAACCTTCGTGCTGAAAAGGATGACGAAGATGAAGAACGCTATCTTTATGTAGAGGCTGAAGATATGAAGATACTCAAAAAGGAGAAGTTAACAAGTATCATTGGTAGCACTTCAGATGATTACTGGAAGACCCATGTGCCTTATAACACTTGGGGTGACGATGTAGATAAACAGGACTTCTGGACTGACGGAATAGCCGATATCGTAAGAACCCCCAACAAAGTATTGAATGCATGGTTCAGCCAGTTGGTAGAAAATCGTACTCTAAGGAACATGGGTATGCAGTTTTACGATTCTTCCCTTAAAGGAGAAGGATTCACCCCTTCAACATTCACCCCTCAGCCTTTTGGATGGTATCCAGTGCCAGGGAAACCATCTGAGGTAATGCAAAGGGTTGATTTCCCAGATTTGTCCGAGTCCTTGGATGAAATGCAGTATGTCACTGACATGGTTGAAAGGGCGACAGGGGCAACAGCTACTCAGCAAGGGGTACAGACAGAAAGGCAGATCACACTTGGCGAGGTGCAGATGGCACAGGCGGAAGCAAAAGCAAGGGTCAAGGGAATGAGTAAGTTCTACACCAAGGCTTGGAAGGACAGGGCAACCAAATTCCTTAAACTTATAGAAGCTGGGAAGGACAAAATCGATGCGGTGAAGATTTATAAGAAAGGAAGGAACACCAATGACATCTTTATAAGGGAAATTTCCCCTAAGGACTGGATGACCGAAGCTGGTTATCAGGTTCGTGTCTGGTCGCAGGATGAAAAGAAGGCTGACGAAAGGGATTCCATCACAAAACTTAACATCGCCTACATGAATATGATGGACAACCCCAAACTTAAAGAGATTTATCAGAGAAAATTACTGGAATTTGCGGATTTGAAGCCCGATGAGATAACCGATGTCATGGATGTGGAGAAAAAGAAGGTAGAAGTTGCCAACCCCTTGACAGGCAACAACCCCATGATGCAGAATACAGGTGTGAAACCTGCTGTTGCAAAACCGCAACAGCCCATGCAACCCTTAATGCAACCACAGATGCCTAAGATATGACGATAATCGATAAGATGCTGGAGAAAACAGGTCTGAAATACAGCGACCTGACAAGTGCGGAGAAGGAAACCCTCAGTGAAATGCTTGACATTGTAGGAAAATCGGCACTTTCCATTGAAAAACTCAGAAACTACATAGAAGAAATGAAAAATGCGGTGGAAAATGAACTTTCAAAGACCGATTTTGACAGCAAACAGGACATCTTCCTCAAAGCAAGGCTTAGAAACTATCTTTTGTTAAGTGCATTTCTTTCAACACCAGAGAAAGCCAAAGAGTCGATGGAGAACGCAGTAAGCGGAATGGTAAAGAAGGTGAGTTAATATGCCTTTTAGAAGCGAAGCACATAGAAGATTCATGTACGCAAAGCACCCAGCTATCGCTAAACGCTGGTCAAAGAAGTATGGGTCAAAGATTGTAAAGAAAAAGAAAGTTGTTAAAAAGAAAAAATAGTTGACAGTACATAATTCCATATATTATAGTGAACATTGGCGAACCAAACCTATTTAATAGACGGTAAAATGGCTAAAAATAAACCCACAAAGGAAGAACTCAATGAAAAGATTCAAGAAGCTATTGACGAAGGCGATAAGTTGGTTGAACCTGAAGTTGAAGAAACTGTAGAAGAACCAGTTGAAGAAGAAAAGAAGATTGTCATCCCCAAAGAACCAGAAGAAGAATATGTCGAAGAAGAAACAAAACCAGAAGAAGAACCACAAGAAGAACTGCAAGTAGAAGAAGCAGAACCCTCAGAAGAAGTCAAAGAACAGCTTAAAAAGAAATTGTCCGCATCCGCAAGGGAAAACCAGAAGATATACGCAAAGAATCGTGTCATTAATACAGCACTGGCGGAAGCGGAAGATGTCACTGAACCCACAGAGGAAGAACTCCGTAACGAGTATGACGATTGGGATTTGATGTCTACAACCGAAAGGAAACTTGCAAAAGAGGCAACTACTAATAGAAGGTGGATTGAAACCATTAAAAAGGCAAAAGACCAGGCAACCAAGATAGAGAAATGGAACGATTCAGTTGAATCATTCATTTCTGATCCAAAGAACCTGACAGATTATCCAGAACTTGAAGGGAAGGAAGATGACTTTGTGGAATTTGCAACCAATGATGAAAATAACAGTGTGCCTTTCAAACTATTAGTATCCGCATTTCTGCATGACCAGTCGAAGAAAGTAGTCAAGCATAAAGGTAAGATGCTGGAAACAGGAACTG